ATAAACAAATATTGATCAGGATAAGAATTTAGAGTTACTTACTAAATTATCATCTTCTATTATAATGGCGTCATCACTTAATCATCTTCTTAGAGAAGAGAATCATAGTGCACGTTGTGGCTTATGTCACCCCAAAGATTTTTTAAAGATCTTTGAAATAAAACAAGTACGTGACGATCGCGTCCATCGGGGGAGGTTACTCAAAAGGTTAGATTTTTATCTAATTAACTGTTGTGATTTCCTTGATGAGAGCTTGGTGAGCTCTATATCAAAAAACACTATTACGTTCTGCGAAGAATTTTGTCATTCTTCCAAAGACCGTTTTTACAGATTAATTGATCCAATCTACCATATTTTTATGGTTTTTATCGATCAAACTTCTATGTCTACTGTTTCTCGTTGGAGACTTCAGCAGTCATGGATTAACTTCGTGATACGTTTGCTAATTTGTGTAAGTGTTGATTTGGGGGAAAAGATGTTAAAAGCTGACTTCAAAGTCGTTTTTAAGCGTGCATCACTATTTAGTGGTGATGACCTGCATCTCTCTCTTTTCACCGGTTACTTGAAAAAGCATTTATATCTCCAATCTACTCGTGGCCGTCACGGTTCTTATAAAGCTTTGAACTTTATAAAATCTCTTTATGAGAGTAAAAAGAACTGGGGACCTCTTCCTGAAGAGATTAAGTTGCAATCTTTTAAAGATTATTCAACTCTTCTCTCAACGCCACTTGAAGCAGAATTGTCAATGGTAAAATATATAGACCAAGCAGTTGAAATGTTATTTCCTGCAGGTGTCAAATTTATACCCGGCGACTGTATTCCTACCTCAAGTGCAAATTACTTAACATCAAGAAAACTTGGTGGTAATTTAGGAGAAACTGGACATGGGACTAGACAACTTTATGGCTTTAGTCAATCTGATTATCTCTCTTTAGTTCAATACAATATATGTAAAGAGCTATCTGAAAGAGAAGGAAACGGACATCAACTTTATATTCTAGAAGAACCTGGAAAACACAGATTTATAACTGTGGGTCCTTGTAATTCTTATACAATGTTGCGGCCTTTGCAAAAGTTTATGTTAAGTCGTTGGAAGAAGTTCGAGCATGGAACAATGGTAAATGATGATAATCTCATTCCATTCACTATTGGTACATGTCTTAAAGAAGGTTATTACTATATATCAGGAGACTATACATCTGCTACAGATGGTTTATCGCAAGATTTATCTTTGTATTGTATGTTAAAGATCCTTAGTAATATTGATTTTTCGAGTTCTAGTTACACTGCTCTGGGTTTTGAAGATAATATCTACAAGACTCTGGGAAGTGTGCTGATTGAACATGATCTTGGGAACATTGAGAAAGTAAGAGGCCAATTAATGGGTCACCCTTTATCTTTTGTTCTCCTCTGTATACTTAATCTTGCTACACTTCTGTGTACTTTCTCTGGTAACCCTCCGAAACAGTATCTCATCAATGGTGATGATATTTGTTTTGTGGGTACTAGAAGGGATTATATACATTGGTCATTATCAGCTGAATCTGTTGGTTTAAAAATAAATGAAAACAAGACATATATCTCTGATCAATTCTACATGATAAACTCACGTTTATTCAGTAGGTATGTTGAGATTGACTATATGCGCTTTTCATTATCCAACAATTCAAAATTAGAACATACTGATCCTAATCAAATTTTTGAAGAAGTTAGAAAGAGCACTTACGGTTGTAAGCGTCTTACTCAAATCTTATTTAAAAATTTCGATAAATCCTATCCTCATTTGAGAGTGAAGATGGGTAAGAAAACCGTCAAATTTAAAAGAAATTATTTTCTTCCAAAATACTTAGGTGGTCTAGGCATCAGTCCGATTCCTGAAATAGAAGTCAAAATTAATCAAGCGCAAGCTTGTTTGGCTTATTATTTATTTCAAAATCCTGAAAAATCATTACCTTTCTTTTCTGATAGAATAGATTCTCATCATTTAAGGGAATTAAAAAAGCTCATTTGTCCTCCTACATTTGTAGAGACAATTGGGCCAATTCAATTAAATAACGACTATTGCTATCAGTTCGATAAAAAAATAGATTTAGTTGCACGATCACATTCATACTGTTTTCTACCGGGTAACACTCACAACGTTAAATTATTAATAAACGTTGTTGCGAGAGCTTTAAGTAAAAACCGATTTAAAGATAGAAGGCAAATCTTAAATTTAAGATTAAGACCTACTTTAAATGTATGTGTGCCAGTGATAAAACCCGATCTTGATATTTTCCCTAGAGAAATACAAGATCTTATTCAAGGTTTATCACCATGTGAAGGTGACTTACATCAGCAAAAAAACGCCTGCATTGTTACTCCTCAAGACCTTTATCATGAAATTGATATCAGTCTGAAGCTGAGCCGTAGCAGAAAAAAAGATTTTACTGAAGAAGTGGCTGCTTTTAGTCCATATGGTCTTAGATCATATAGAGCTAATCGCGGGCAAGTCAGTTCATATCATGGTTCCTATATGTATAATTACAATCTAAATGATAGTACTAGAACATCATGGAGCATTTCAGGTATAGTAAACGCATGTATATTCAGAAGTGATTTTTTTATAAAAGATATAAATTATAAAAATAATAAATCTGATGAAATATACTTATGTAAGCTAAATGCGAATATTGAAGGCAGAGAGAGATACTTAAGGCCCTTTTTGAGGTCCTCTGTATCCCATGCATTCACCAACACCATCATCAATAAAGTTCCATTGAGTAAAATGAAGATTTTAAAATCTTGCAGTTTTAATAACAATGTGAATTATTGAGGGATGTGGATCAATTAACACCACGCTTAAATAGGTTTAGTCGACCTAAAATGTATAATGGCCAATAATAATAAATTGGAGACCCTGGGAAATTAAGATATATAAACTCAATTTCAATTACTTGATTGTAATCTGGCCCACCAGTTCATTATGCATGTAGACTATAACATAGCTAGATATCCATGATCGCGACTTGAAAAAGTCACGTACTTCCTCGAAAGGAGGTATATGGGGAACGAAAGTTCTTAAATTATGTTGTTTGACAAAGA